TTTTTTAAAAATTTACAAGTATAATTAGGTGGAGCGAGGTGTTTATATTTTGGATAAAAAATATTATGATACAGTGGATAAAATTAAGTTAGAATTAGAAAAAATTCGTCCTAAGTTAATAGCTGATGGTGGAAATATTGAATTTATTAATTATAAAGATGGTATTTTAAAAATAAGATTTTTAGGGGAGTGTGCGCATTGTGAACTTTCGCATATCACTTTGAAATTTGCTATTGAAAAAAACATAAAAGAAAAAATACCAGAAGTGAATAAAGTTATCGAAGTCAAGATGAGTGTTGTTTAATTTCTCATCTTTTTTATTTTGATGTTTATTTTTCACATAAAAAAAGCAGGATAAACTACCCTGCTTTTTCAGACGTCCCAGAAGGGATTCGAACCCCTGACCGACGGCTTAGAAGGCCGTTGCTCTATCCTGCTGAGCTACTGAGACATTATTTAATTAGTACTTAATGAAAGTACCTTAATAGTATATCAACATTTCTATATTATGTCAATACTTTTCTAAAGAAATTGGAGAAGTTTCTAAACCTCTCCAATTTATAAAAAATTATCTTCTTAATCCTAACGTATATTTTTTATATAATATAGAAGAAACTAATATTTTCTAAAGCTTATTTTATGAGGTTTTTGCTTAGTGTAATTTTCTGTAAAACCTTATAATTTATTAAATATCGTTACAAACTCGTTACCAAAACTAATTTAATTATCTAGCGCATATCAAAAAAATTAATAGGGATTTTTCTTAAAAAACCATCAGTCTTTTCTTTCCTTACGCTCCTGGATTAATTGCTCAAACTCGGCAATATCCTCGCGATCCATATACTTTATTTATAAAAAAAGAACTCCCACGTCAGAGCGTATCTGCCTTTAAATAGGAGTGGGAGCGTTGGTATTTGGGTATTTTTAATGTAACACTATTTTTTAATTTTGTCAATAAAAAAATACCCCCTAATTAAAGGGGGTGTAATCTTATTCTAGCACTTTTACTGCTCCATCTTTACCAATTTCAATTTTCTTATCAGCTAACATTTCTCCGTTTTCGTTGAACATATACCATGTATCGCCAATTTTTCGGTATTCTTCTGATACCATGTCTCCATTGCCATGATTTAAGTAATACCAACGTCCTTGATATTCAACCCAACCAGTTGCCATTTCTCCATTTTCATGGAAATAATACCAATGATTGTTAATATATCGCCACGCTTTTGAAGCCATATATCCACCTTTATTCAACCAATACCAACGGTCTTTTTCTTCATCGTGATACCATTGTTCTTCGAGTGCATACCCGCTTTCATTGAATTTAAACCATGAGCCATTAATCAACTTCCAACAATCTTTGTAGTAATCACCGTCGCCTAAATCGTACCACCAACCACTGTCGTTTTTAACCCAACCGTTCTCTGAATAGGCTGGACGGATAAATCCAACTAAACAACTGTCATCTCTTGTACGAACTCTCGCATATCCACCTACACCGACTGCTGCTCCATCCACATTTTGTTCTACAGAAGTAACATATCGACCATTAACTGATATTACAATACCAATGTGTCCGTATATATCCCAACTACCCCATTTCCAAATAGCAAGGTCTCCTGGTTGAATTTCTCCGCTAGAATAATGCTTCCAACCACTTGGAATAGCGTTTGATAAGTAGTCAATAGCGTTGCCGTGTGGTATCATTCCGCCGAATACTTGACAATACTTCATTGCCAAATCAACACATTGAGCGCCGTAAGCACCATCTACATCAATCCATTTATTCTCCTGAGCCTTAGCCCAATTAACCATTTCTAATTGTGTTGCCATTTTTTCTGCTCCTTTTCAAAAAATAAGGTTGGAGTAGCAATCTATCCCAACCTTCGAATAACGTCTTTATATTTTGAGTTTTTAATTTTTATTTATCTCCAGGATAACGCATTTCGTTGTGCGTTTCCTCTTTTTCTTCATTTTTTAAAATACCTTTGTATGCTTGATGTACTCCAGTAGCACTAAGACCACTAACTACACCAATTATTAAATTTTGACCGCTAAATCCGTTCAATACGACCATTAAAATAGCACCTATCAATCCTAATGCTAACGGAATGTAATTATTAGGTAATTTAGGTACGCTTGATTTTAAAGTATTTCCTATAAGCCAACATATCCCAACTACTGCAGGGCTTATGAATTGTTGAATATCTGTCATTAATTATCCTCCTTTTTCAACGGTAAATCTTGACAACGTTCAAATAATTCAGTTACTACTGAATTTCCTCCTAGATTTTTGTAACTTTCGTAAAGTAAGGAAAGTTCCTTTAATTCATGCACCCCAATAGTGCCTCTGTCTAAAATCCTTGCCATTTCTTTTAAAAGTCTGTATCTAGTTATTGCCAACGTTCCGTCTGCTGTTTTTTGAATTTTACTATTTATTTCTGTTAAATTATTATCAATATTTTCTAAATTCTTGTTACTTCTTTTCAACAGCCACGCTATCGTGGGTGCGATTATCGTAGTAACAACTGCAACTATAACTCCTTCACTAATCAATCATTAAATGACCTCGCTTTCTTTAAATTTTAAAAGGGGCGATTAAGCCCCCTTGTGTTCGTCGTTAGCTTTTTCAACTAACTCCTTATACCCCATGCGGATCAATTCTTTTTCTACTAGACGTCTTAATTTTTTATTTTTAAAATCATCTAATGTATTTAATCCGTCAACTACGTTTAACGCTAAAAATGTTAACATCATATTGCCACCTCCTTTCATTATTTGAGAAATAATTAAACTAGACAATTTAAGCTTTTGGAGTATCTCCATTACTTTCTTTTTCAGTTTTTTCATCTTCATTCTCCTCCTCATCATTTGCAGGATATTCAATATTTAAGTGCTTCGCTAGAAACGCTAGTTTGTTGTCTATGTCAGCAAAATTAGCATCGTTCTCAAACTCCTTAATAACACTTTGAGCTAGTGTTTTACGTGTTGTTTCAAGTGTTTCATTTGCTTCATGAATAACTTTATCCATTTTCGCAAACCTCTCATTCTCAGCACGGTTAGGGTAAGTCTCTTGATAGAATTGTTCAAGAACTAACTCGATTAAATCCTCATCTGTCTTGTGGTCGTGGTTGCCATTTAAAATTCGTGTGATAATAGTCTGACCGTCTTGAATTTGCACCCTTAAACCAGTTACTGTCGCACTATCATTGAAAATTCTGTCCTTGTAATTAATCTTGTACATCTTCTTTTTCTCCTTTTGAAATTTGCTCGTTAAACGTCTTAATTATCTCGCTGTAGCCGTCGTTAATATGCAATAACTCTTTGCTTTTCCAATCACTCAAAATATCAGCAATTATTCCGACCATGATAAATGGTGGTAAGCCGTAATCCCTCGCGTTTAATTCTACACATTTTATTAAATCGCTTTTTACATTTGCAATTTTAACCTCTATTGGCATCATTTTTAAAAAATCTCCTTTCTTACCTCGGCATTGAACTATCAATCAATAAGCCGTTTTTAAACGTTAAATAACAGTTGTCGTGCCACTGATAAGCACGACCATCACTTTGGAAGGACACAGGTAACGAGAAGCGGAAAGTTCCGTTTTCACCGTCCCAAACCGTGATATTCGTTGATTTTAAAATAACGTTTTTAATTTCGTTATTTTGCATATCAATATCACATCCAGCGTTGAGTGTGTCAGCTTTATATGTTGCGAAATTCCCTGAGGAGTAAACCCATTTCCATGTATATGTATCGGCATTTCTGGACGTTTGGTAAGCCCAACCCATGAACCAGCCGTCGTAGTTTAAATCGAATTGAATACCTTTTTTAGATCTATCTTGTTTATAAGAGTTCGTGCCTATTGACCCTAAATAATAACCATCACGCCACATTTGGTAACCTGAATCATTTAGTCTGGCAACTAATTTATTATCGTTAACTTGCCCGCCTTCGTAAAATGACATACCGGCATTTTCGAATTGAATATATTTAGAAATATTGTTCCACGCTAATTTTAAATATTGAGCATTTTGAGTCAATACCGTTCCGAACTCATTCTTTTTCACTGACTGTTCAATTTGTTCTTTAGTTTGATTAATCTTGCTTTCCATTTCTGTGATGTTATATTCGTTTTTGTAGCCAACGCTAAAGTTTTCTTTGTAGAATTTAACATTTGAAATAGATAGGTTGGTTGGGATTGACACTAAAATAGTATTACTTATCCCCGCTCCTCTAATTGTCAATTTATTTAATCCCTTTACAAGTGGTTTCTTCACAGTAAGATTTGTAACGCCATTAAAAAACGTTGTTGACATTGAACCGTTCACGCTATTTCCAACTTCAAACTCTAGGGTGTAAACATCGTTTTTAACCAAAGTCTCTTGCGCTACTATCACAATATTTCCTTGATTGTAGAAATTTTCATTTGTAGTCTTTATTAGATTTTCTTTCGAATTTTCAAACTCGGGAACTTCGTATATTTCAACGTTCTTGACTTTAGTATTCGTTCCTAGAGGGTAGATATTAACCCTCGTTTGGTCACTTGCGTAAGACACTCGCCACACATTCAAACTATTTGATATTATCTTACTATCACCATTATCTTTTGCATTGTATATTCTTGTATTCTGATTTTCTGGTACATCTTCTAAATCAGCCAAAATGTAGTATTCTTTATTAGCTTTAAGTGGTGTTTTAGCGTTAAAATAAAGGTCGTTCCCTTTTTTCTCAACTCCACTTTCAGAACAGATATTCTCGATATTGTAAGCCATTTTGAATTTTTGCTTGTTAATCTCGCCAATCTTACTCTCAAACTTATCAATAGTACTTTCAAAAGTCTTAACCTTGCTTATTGTTTCGGTTAACAACTGTTTATCAATCGTATTGTTCAACCTAGCACTTGCTACTGTCTTATTCTCTCCGCAAGTTACTTCAAAAACGACTTCTATTGGTTGACCGTTTTTAGTTCCGTTAGGAATGTTAATATTTTGTACTAACCCGTTGCTGTCAAGTGTGACTTCTCCAGTCGCTGTATATCCACTTGCCACTAGCTTTTTAATCTCAATTTTTAAAGGTGTTTCGGTAGTTGAAGCACGTATAATCTCTCCGTTGTTGTACACGTCCAAATAAACCTTACAGTTTGCTAGATTTTCGTTTAAATAGCTTCCCTCTATTCTTGCCGAAGCTGTAAGGGAATAACTTTGCATATCCTCAATAGCGGGAAGCCACTTATCCGTCACTGCTTCACTAACAGCCACATAAGGTTCGGCTATTTTGAAATGAGCGTCACCTCTTGAGATTAAAGCAAAATTACTGTTTCCGAAAAATTCACCTTCTTCATCACTGTTAATTAGCGTTTCTTTTTCAATAACAATCCACTTATTCTCACCTTTCGGAACTTCTAATAGCGGAACCGAAAAAAGCAAACTATACTGGTTATTTATCGGGACTCCTAAATTAATTTCTGTGTTATTCGCACTATCGGAAAAAACGTATATAGGTATTCTCAGGACATTTTTTTTACCTTTTGCAAAACCTCTTAATTTCGTTTTAACAATAAACCCTTGAACATCATTACTTGAGTTTGGCAACACCTCTATCGAATTTTGGTTGTTGTAATCTTTTTTATTGAGTTTTAATTGCGTATTCTCAACTGGCTTAACCACATCTAAACTCGGAAATCTAGTTCCTATTAGTTGGTTAAACGCTGGTACTTTTCCGTCTTTGCCTTTTAGTTCTGGTTTGCGAAGGTCAAAAATTTTGTTAGTTTCTTCTTGTGTGATCTGACGTATTCCGTCAGCTCCAATAGTAAGATCATTGACTAATTTTTTTGTTTCGTCTTTTGTTAAGAACTCTTTCTTAATACTACTTTGAATGCTGTCACGCATTTTAGTGAAAATATTTTGAATTGTTACTTCTCCAGCTTCAAATTGTTGCCTAAATGTTTCGTCAGATAATATTTGATTAATAAACGCCTTGTCAATAAGCGCTGTCTTAATTTCAGCATAATTTAAGTGTGCTTGAATTGCTTTAATCAATTCAGCCTCGGTTATTATCGTCTTAAGGCGTGCAATTTCAGCCTCGATTGCGTCAAGTATTTTAGTTCTAGTTACTTCTGGAACAGTGCCACTTTTTTCAAATAAGGCTTTTTTAACCTCGACGCCAGCTTTTGATTGTTCTTCAAGAGTTTTCATTTTTTCTTCGATAGCCGTTCTGTCTTTTTTAAGTAATTCAGCTAAATTTTTCTGAATTTTAAGAGCATCAACTTTAGTTTCTACTTTCTCGGTAACTGCTTCATCAATCATGCTAGCTAGAGTAGTACCTAGTCCTTGTTGAATTTTTCCAAACCCAATGGTTTTCAGTTTTTTTCCCATAGGAGAAAATGTGTATTTTGTAATTTTTTTCTTAACATCAAAATTAAATTCTTCATGAAAAATTGTCACTGTATCAAATATTTTAATAGGTACATCGGGTTTACCAATAACATCTATTTCAATGCTTTCTTCCATAACATCACAAAGAGTAGTTTTGTAATATTGTTTTGCATAGGTCAATAAACTAGCTTCATCTACTACATCTTGATCATTTACTTCTAAATTTCCCTCATAGATATTTTTGTACTTGTTAATTAAAGGACTATCAAGAGTTACAGCTATTACCTTGTCCTCTTCCCCCTCTTTTTGAGAGTTGATAGTTTTTGTAAAATGAATTCTAGTTCTCAAATCTTTTGTAGATTTTTTTTGTTGGTATGATTTCAGATTTTTTTTGTACATGAAAAGTGCTTCTTTTTCAACACCTCCATTGCTTAACAATTTTATATCATACTTATCTCTTATTAAATCACCACCCCATTGACCTAGAATAGAGTGCTTGTCTTTAAATAGTGCTGTTGCTACAGTTACATTTTTCAAGTTAATACTGTGAGTTGCTGCAATATCAGAAAAGAATGTAAATTTATGATTTCTGATAATACTGCTCACAAGACTTCTCATTACTCTATCACCGCTAGCATTATTTACACTTAATTCACTTATTGAATAATTATTTAACAAAGTAGCAACTTGATTTGCATATACAGTAATGTAACCATGATGTCTTTCAACTTCAAAAATAATAAACTCTTGTTCTCCGTGGAGGTCATCTGCCAATAGTAAAGTTTCCTCTGTCAAACTTTCCCATAACGGTTTATTTGTTGGGAATTTGAAACTTAATTGATAAGTGTTATTTTTCTCTTGGACTATATTATCATCATAAGCAAAATTAAGAGGGAAGTTTCCCTCTTTTAAATAGATCACATACGCCACCTCCAATTACCATGTATTTTTATATTTGTTACATTTCCGCTAGTAGTAACTCCATTCAAGCCAGGTTGTATTTCAAAAAAAGCGCCTCTAACACGAATAGAATTTTTTACGTTGTTATTTTTATCATATATATTTTGTTTAAGATGCCTGCAATCAATACGGGCTTTTGTATCTAGTTTTAAAACCATAGTCTGTGAGCCAATAGTTAAACTCACTTCTCCATTACCTTCAATTTCTATAACAGGCTCTGAAAAGACATTTCCTATATTATTAATCGTGCCACTTCTTACAAGTGTTGTTAATCCACTATCTAAAGAATACCTAAAAGGATAGAATATTAATTTAATAGAAACCTGCCATCTGTGTAGACCGTTTTTTGAGTAGTTAATATGAACTAAATCTGCAAAGAACTTTGAATTCTTTAAATAATCAAACTCTATCACATTCTCAAAATTTTTAAGTATTTTTTCCAAATAAGTAACTTTGTCAAAATCTGATACAGAAATTTTAATATCGCGTTCTGAACTTTCATATCCTTCATCATGAATTATGTACTTACCATTTGCGCCGTATATATTACCTTCTTCTGCTATTCGCTTTTTAGCGACTTGAACCTCTCCAATATCTGTTACTACATAGTCGGGGGACTCTAATGGAGTATTATTAATTTTAATCATTAGATTCCCTCCCTTCTAACAAAATTCATTTGTCTATCGTATGAGTTTTTTGCTAATATCTCACCATCTAAATATGTGTTTGCATCTTTTTTAGATATTTTTTCTAGTAATTCCTGAACAATACCTAGAGCATTAACCACATCATCATTTTTATCTACACCAAAATCAAAATCAAATTTAGATTTTGCAGCGACGTTTAAATCTTTTGAAATAGCATTGTTAAATTCAAAATCAGTAATTTCGTTTGTAAATCCTTTGTTAATTGCTCCAGCCATACTTTTTACTGTTTGTTGAACAGTTTTAAATTTATCTTTTAAACTCTCATGTAAACCACCCATGATAGCATTACCAGCCGGAATTAAGAGTTTACGGTCATATTCTATCGGACCTTTATGGTCTCTAATCCAATCAGCTATACCACTAACAAACTTTTTTACTTTTTCGTAAACGGATTTTAAACCATTCCAGAATCCACGAATAATAGCAGCTCCAGCCTCAAATAAGTCAATGTCCCACAACTTATCGAAGAAACCTTTAACTTTATCAATAGTCTCAGAAACATTTCTTTTTAAAGTTTCCCAAGCTCTTTTCGCACCTTCAACTAAACCGTTAATAATACCGACTACTGTATTTTTTAAGGTCTCCCAAGCAGTAACAGCTATCGTCTTAATCGACTCCCATAAGCCACTCAAGAACTCTTTAACTCCGTTCCAAATTTCTTCTACTTTAGTTTTTATTGAGTCCCATAAAGTGCTGAAAAACTCCTTAATCCCATTCCAAACAGTTTCAACTGTTGTTTTTATACCTTCCCAAAGTCCAACGAAAAAGTCCCTTATTCCAGTCCAAACTGTTTCAACTACTAACTTTATACCTTCCCAAAGAATAATGAAAAACTCCTTAATCCCATTCCAAACAGTTGTTATTGTGGTTGTTATCGATTCCCAGATTCCTCCAAAAAAGGTAATGATTCCAGTCCAGACTGTTGTTATGGTAGTCAAGATTGACTCCCAGATACCACCGAAAAATGTCACAATCCCCGCCCAAACAGTTGTCAATACTGTTGTTATATTAGTCCAAAGGGTGCTAAAGAACTCGCTAACCCCTTGCCACGCTTGTTTTAAGAAATCCACAAAAACTTGCCAAATCTGTTTACCAGTCTCTGTTTTTGTGAAAAACCACATTAAAGCAGTAACCAGCGCTGTTATCCCGACGATAATTGCCGTGATAGGATTAGTAGCTAACGCTAAATTGAATGCTACGACTGCACTTTTTGCTGCGTTAAGAGCAATTACTAATCCTGTAAATAAACTTTTTATAGTGCCTATAATCTTTAAAGCAATAAATCCAGCTAAAAGTCCTGCCAGAGCAGTTTTGACAAGAGACGATGCTACTGTGCTTTCTCTTAAAAATCCCGTGAATTTTTTAATCCACTCAGATACTTCTTTTACTATCTTGCTTACAAATTCAAATGCGTTCCCTAATGAACTAACACTACTTTCAGTTTCATTAATTCCTAGTAAGTCGCCAATAAACTCACCGATGATTGAACCAACATTTTTTATCGCTTGCCAAATATTTTTAAAAGCTTCTCTTATATTGTCAGCAATATTAACAATCGTTGTGGCCGTTTCTTCTTTAATTCCTAGAGCTTCCATCAAGTCAATACCCTCTTGTTTTGACATTGTTCCAGTAAGAACTTCGATGAAAGACTCTACCGCGACGGACACTTGATCTAAGAATCCAATTATTTTTGATACTACTTCTTCTCCTAATATCCCTTCTAGTTGCTCGGTAAGTCCTGAAAATGCACCTATTATCAGAGTCGGCAGACCTTTTAATATATTACCAACCATGGGTAAGAAATTACCAACTAAAAATGTGCTTGTAGTTTTTGCTAGTGCATATAAAGACGGTCTTATTTCTTGACCTAACGATAAATTTCCTAGTAAATTAAGAAATGATGCTTTCATCGCATTAAACGAGCCTTGTAATGTGGTGGATGCTTCTTTTGCAGTTGTTCCAGTGATGTCTAACTCTTTCTGAATAACGTGAATAGCCTCATAAACATCTGCTAAGTTGTTTATATCGTATTTAACACCAGTTAATTTTTGAGCATCAGCCAAAAGTCGCTCCATTTCCTTTTTAGTACCGCCATAACCTAATTTTAAGTTATCCAGCATGGTGTAATTCTGTTTAGCAAATCCTTGATAAGCATTTTGTATCATTTCCATAGACGTACCCATTTTATTTGAGTTGTCTGCCATATCTACCATTGCCATATTTGCAATTTTAGCTGCTTTTGCGGTGTCACCACCTAAAGACTGGAGTAAACTAGCACTAAATCCTGTTACGTTCTCCATGTAAGCATTAGCAGATAATCCTGTGGTTCTGTAAGCCTCATTTGCATACTGTTTTACAGTTTCTGCATTGTTTTTAAATAACGTTTCAACACCACCTAGAGATTGTTGGAGTTTTCCCCCTTCAAACAACGATGTAGCGAATAATTTACCAATCCCAGCAGCAAGAATAGCATTTTTAATCGTTGAAATTAAGCTGTTACCTGCGCTCTGTCCAGCACTTTTTACTTCTCCGTCTAACTCTTTAGAAATCATCCCTGATATTCCTTTAGCAGATGGCATGATTTGAACGTATGCTTTACCTAAATTAGTTGCCATATTATCCTCCTCCCTTTAATATTTTAAGTTTCATTTTTTCAAATTCCTCACCAGTATTAAATGACATTCCTTCTTTTTCTCGAATAGGATTATTGATGCTGTCAACAATAGACTTAGGTTGATTTCTGCCTTTTTGGCCATCTTTTGTCTTAGACCACACTAGAATACTTAATCTATCTACAATAAAGGCTAATAATAAAGTATTCATTTTCACGCGTTGACCAGACATTTTTAATTTGATTCGTGCATCATCTCTCAATCCGTCACAAAAAAGAGCCACCGTTAAAGGTGGCAATTCTTTGTAATTATAAATGTGATAAGTTTCAGCTAAATCACAAATAACAGCATCTTCATCAGTTTTCAACATACTAGCAAGGATTACTATTTTTTTAGTTTTTGTTGAGCTTTAAAAATATCCTCAAGTTCTGCTGTCATTTTTTCAGTATCAATAATACCGTCAGCATCTCTTAAATGATTTTTTAATTTTTCAACTTGTTCTTTTCCTAAAAGTAATTTCAACACTTTTGGAAGTAATAAAGGATTAGTATCGACTTCACCAAGTACTTCTACGAGTTCATAGTTATTTAAGTTTTTCTTTGGGATAGAATACGCAAATCCACTTTTAGTAACTCCTACTAAATTTTCCATTAATTGTTACCTCCTAAGCTGTGCCTTTTTTAATATATTCATAGTGAGTGTTTCCATCACTATCAGGAAACGCGTTTAATGTTGTCTCATACCCAACCATATCAGAATCAGTATAAGAAATCTCACCGACTTCCGTTACTTTTCCGTTAGGAATTACGATACGTTTCAACACCCCGCCTTTAAGTATCATTTCAAATACCACACAATGTTGAGTTAACTCTTTACTGTTAGCTTTAATAGTAATACCCGTAGCTACATCACCAGATACATTATCAGCCCCGTAAATCTCTTTTAAAACATCTACATTTAAAGACTCAATTAACGTGTAAGTGAAAGTATCTGTTTTTTCAGTTTGCACTGTATCAACTATATCTCCACCCCACGCTTTTAAATTCTCTGTACTGGCTGTATTTTCGTTGACTAACCCATCTTCCGAAACATATCCCAACGGTTTAAACGCCGCATTTAATTTACTTGTCGCATCTGTAGGAAGTGCCGTTCCTAAAGGTGCTGAAAATATAGCTCCACCTATCTTAGGTTTTGCTGATGTTACATTATTTACATCTGCCATCTTTTATCCTCCTTAATAATGATAAATATCAAAAATTGCTTGATAACGGTATCTTTTCGTCTCAGTATCAGTAAAATTATAATCACTATTTAACTTAACCTTTGAGACTTCTGATATTGTTATCAAGTCATACATTAAATTTTTTATTTTTTCGTTTAATTTTGCTGATTCAAACATTGATTCAGCGTAACTTTGAATTGCTACTGTTGATGAGTTTAAAAAATTTTCTCTGGATCCACTTGTTTTTTGTATCAATATGAACTTTTTAGGTAGGTTTTGTTGATGCTCAAATACAATAGGAATTTCTAATTTAGTTGATAAGTAATTTTTAACAATAAGTTCAATCATTATCTCAACGCCTTTAATAGTGTATTATTTTTGTTGTTATCACGAATAGATTTACGAGATTTAGTTTTAATACTAATGTTCGCCCTATTCTTACCAACAAATGTACTTGTTTCATACCCGTCACCCACTCTGTTTTGAATAGTTTTAGCTTTTTCCTTAAGTAAAGCAACCATTTCAGGACTTTTCATAAGTTCAGCTACTCCAGCACGATTTATCATAAATTTCCTACTCATATCGTTCTACCATTACTTTTTTGTTCCAATTTAACGGAATCATTGCCTCAATACCTTGTTGAGGTATTCCTATTGTTTTCCAACGTTCGCCAAAGAATATTACTTCTTTGTTTTCCCAAACGTTAGTGTCACCTTTTGGAATACCCAAGGTATATTCAGCTTTCTTTCCTGTTAAATTTACACTATTTGTAATATCGTCTGTAGATGCAGGAGAAACTAATACATTTTTTACAGTAATTTCTTTTTCTTCAAAAATAGGACTATTAAAATCATCAACCCCAGTTTGTATTGTACCAATTAACAAAATATCGATACCTTTAATTAATCCCATATAAATCAATTATTCCGTATCTTTGTTTTTTAAAACCTAAACGTTTTAATTCGCTGTCTTTTATAAACAAGCCCCCTCCAGGAACTAAAAAAGAGCCTGAGACAGAATAACCAAGAGCAGACTCAGCGTACTGAGTCATAGGCTCTTGATTAGTTGAAGTCATAAGAGTTCTTGCCACAATGTCAACTATAACTGATTTTACAAGATAAGAATAACTTTCATCATTCTTAACTAATAAATCTAAGTCTTTGTTAACTTTTTTAGCCTCTACTCTTAATACATGAGATACAGTATTTAAAAGAGCGTTAGCTCGACTTACCTCTTTTTCTTCGAGATCTCTCCATAAATTTTTTAAATCATCAAGTGTAGCAAATTTTTCAAGTGTAGTCATGTTACACCTCTATTCTTCGTCAGATTCCCCTGACTTAGTTTTTTTAGTCGGAGCTTTAATTTCTTCTACAAGCTCCCAATCTCCTGATAGTTCACTTTCTGTTAAGATTTCTACTTCAGTTTCTTTATGTCTATATTTATACATAGAATACCTCCTACGCTTCTTCTACACGTGCGAATGCTTTTTCATCAAGAATTCCCCATCCGATAAATGCCTCTGTACGTAGTAAGATTTCATTGTATGCTTTTAAGTCACGTCCTGTTCCGTCTGGATCTCCGTATTCAATAATTTCCATAGGAATATTCTCAGCATACCCCCATTTAAATCTATTTTGGAAATCACCTACGATAGCGTGATTTTTCTTACCTTTTCCACCTTGAGCAGTTAAAGTCTTGTTAATATCTAAATCCATGCCAAAGAAATTATTTGGACGTTGTCCGAATCTAAATTCCGGATATTGAACTACATTATTAACTTTAATCTTAGACATTGCTTGCCCAGCAACTGGAGACATAACAATACCAGTTACTTCATTATCAGTTGCTACAATAGTTTGAACAGCATCGTCAATATTATCATCAACTTTTGTAGCGTTATAAGTTACAACATTTCCTGTAACTAAACCATCAAATGAGTTATTATCTTTAAAGCTTGCATCCTCTAACGATTTTGGTTCTAATCCGTGGATAGCAGCTATATCAAACGCTTCTGCAATTTTCTTAGCGAACCCATCAGCGTAGTGTTTTAAAAAGTTAAGTTTTTTCTCTTCAGATGCATATTTAAACTCATCTGTGATACGTGCTTGATACACAAATTTTAAAGGCTTAATTACTTTAGAAGTAATTACGGCTTTTCCAGCTCCTTTTAGTCCGCCCTCTCCTACGATTTGTGCATTTCCTTCTAAATTGAAGACGAATTGCTCAGTTCCGTTAAATGGAATAGGTTGTTGATTTGCTAATTTTGCAAGAGTCGAACGACCTTGCACCTTACTCATAATTTCTGTTACTAATTCTGGACTAAATAAAGTCCCTTGTTTCATTGCTGTTGATTCTGTCATATTTTAAATTCTCCTTTTATGTTAAATTTTTAACTACATCTCGCCATGCAGCATCAATTCCATTACCCCCGCTTGGTTCAGTGCTTGCTAATGGTTGAGTGTAGTTTTTTATTGTTACTAACGATGCCAGACGTTCAGCATCTTCATTTAAACTTTCCTCACTATCTCCTTGCAATCTGTCTGCTAAATCAAAAGGTAAATTGTGCTTAATAGCCACTTTTTGTTTAAGAGCCTTAGACTCCCAACCACTTATTGTTTGTTCCAATTCAGCTATTTTTGAAACATACCCTTTATCAGTTTCCTTTTGCGTTTTGATAGTTTCTTCTAACTTGATTTTTTCCGTCTCTAAAGTTTTTATCTTTTCACTAAGAGTATCATAATCAGCATATTTAGACTTTTCTCGTTCTAAACGTTTTTTGATGATTTCATTAAGTTCCTCTTGTGTTTCAATTGCTTTAAATTCTGTCATTTTTCTTCTCCTTTTATCCGGTTTACCCGACCGTTCGGTAATTTAAGCTTTTAATAGCTTATCCTTTGTTTTTTCTTAGGCTTGATAGAATGACAAGCCCAATGTGCCAATAATGCACTATCCAATAACGAAATATCCATATCATCAAACTGTGATTTATATCCAAAACCACCATTACTACCAATATTACGCTTTTCGCAATTAGTAGCAACTTTTCTAAGCGAAGGTTGGCCGTTGTGACAAATAGATTTTTGGAAAATTCCTTGTTCAAACACTGAGTTAGCAGTTATTATCTCTTTAACCGTGGGTAATATGATATTTTTAATCTTGAAGTCTTTCAACTCCTCTTCAAGCATTTTCTGACCGCTAGCACCATCTACTACGATAGTACCAACGTCAGCTTGTTTTAAGAAATTAATAAGCCACATATTACCATTTCTCAAACTTTGACAATCGATAGTCTCAATAAAAATACGGTCATCATGAGTCTTAACCGCAATACTCATGCTTACGTTAGCCCCATCATTCCCATATTTAATTCCAACATATAATTTTCCTTTGAATTCTTCTTTGCCACTTATCATTAAGCTATCCCACTCTTTCTCATTAATAACAGATTTTTGAGAAAATGACGGCCAAAATCCAAGACGTTGAACATTATGGTCAAGTTTATCTTCTCCTAGTTCAGCTTCAATCTTTCTTTCTGTTAAATGATATCCTAAAGACGGATTAGAATTGTACCAGGCTTCAACGTCGTTTATTTCTCTTTCAGCATCAACAGACCATTCAGCCCAGCCTGAATACTTACTTTTTCCAAACAAGCAAGCATCGCGATATTTAGTAAACACAGTTCCTATTGATACTGGAGTAGGTGGAGTTCCACACATTACAGTCATAGGATTCTTACTGTCTGTTACTGTATATTTCAAGGCTGATTCTTGTTCTATTGTGTACTCTTGAGCCTCATCAATAATCATGAGGTCGAACCCTTCACCAAGACCACCGTTCTTAGTTCGTGTTCTGAACTGAACTACACCACCAGAAGAGTATAGTTCAATACGTTCTTGACCTTTAGCACGAACAGAATTAAAGTCCTCTCCATCCACATATCCCATTTTCTCAAGGTATTTTTTAACCTTTTCAAATGATGAATGTGAGGTGCTTATTCTATGCGCTGTATGCAAAATATTTAAACCTTGATGTAAAGCCCATATTTCTAGAATATAAACAATCTCAGTCTTACCGTTACGACGTGGCAAGGAATATCCAAACTTTTGGTGAGTCCAAAGTCCTTCTTCATCAATTGCCATTATTGCCTTTAACAAATTTAACTGCCAATCATACACATCTAACTTAGTTCTTTTATATAAATCTACTGCTTCTTGATAACGACTTTCGTTATAGTCTAATATTACCGATTGTGAAGGAGTTTGAATACCAAACTTTGCCATTTAGCTGCTCCTTTCCAATCTACCTAGTTTAATGCCATACGGTAGGGCAAATTGTTGACTTTTATTAGTTTTTATATTATAATAAAGTTAAATAAAAGAGATATTGGACGTCTTCCCCCCAGTTTTTTTGGAGGATGGATCAATATCTCTTTTTATTTTTTAAATTTTTTTGTTACTACATCTTCTATTACATCATTATTTATTAATATAATGTTTTCTACCCAATTTCTATAAGGATTTTGATAAAGTCGGTTTAACCTACTATCTATCTCACTTCTTGTTAATCTAGATTTTGTATAGTCTAAAACAAAATTATTCGCTTGTTTTTTCCCTTTTTTTATGGCTGTATCAATATTGTTGTTCCCATTATTAGTGATTTCTTTCAAATCATAATTTACATTATTTATTCTAAAATCAGAACTTGGAATACGTTCTGGAATATAGACTTTCGGATTTAACTTAACTTCCACACCAAATTTATTAGCGATCTGATGCGCTATTTTGTTTTCTTTTTCAGAATAATCTAATACAACATTTTTACCATCTACAAAATACTTAGTCCCGTTATACTCCCAATACTTAGCCTCTTCGACTCTAGGTTCTTTATAATTTTTCAACCATTCAGCTTTGATGCTTGTATAAGGTAATTCTTTAGTACCTTCTTTTGTTTCATATTTTATTTTTTTAGTATGAACATCTTGTCTTATACCTTTTTTAGGAATATACTCAACAGTACAACGGCAGTTTTGATGCCGTCTATATACATCTTTAGGCACATCAGGATATCTATATGTACCCACTAAATTTTTACACCATTTACAACACTTACCGGTTTCTTTTCTAATGATTTTAGGACTCATGCCAGATTTATAATGAAATTCAGCATTTTTTCTCACCATATCATCAACAACGGATTGACTGAAATTGACTATAGGAGAGCCTAGAAGCCATTTAGATTTTTCAAAATCTTCTTGCGTTAATCTACTAACTAACCCATTTATTCTACTTTGATTTACTTTAGGAATTTGTGCCTCCAAACCAATTTTAGCTTGTTTATTCAAAATGGTTTGAACCATTCTTCCATGTTCAGTAATGAGCCTATGATTTTCTTTTAATCTATCATCAAGTATTTTTTCTATAACACTTGCTGGATTTTCTGTAATATGCAAATTAAAAGCAGTAGCAAGGATTTCTCCTAACGCCACTGCATAGTTATTTACATCCTCATAGGAGGTAGCTTTAATATTTAGATTTTTTAAGCGCTTCTCGAATGTTTGAGTAATGCGTTCCAGTAAATCGTTATTCATTTAATTGCTCCAAAACTTCTGTTTTGTTAACCATAGCCGTTGCCTCTTGTTTACTCATCCCAGTAGAGGTTAAAAGTAAAATAGCATTTTCTTTAGAAAGTACTCCTTTTTGATAGTTGCTTAAAAGTGATGTGATTTCATAAGTGGATATTATCCTGTTTTGTTGCTTGTCAGTACTAACTTTTTGCTCTATATCTTCAATTTTAGGTTTAACTTGCATATCACCTTTTATTCCAGTAATATCTCTAATGACTTTAGCATCAATATATCCAGGTAATGCTTGATTAAGTTTAATAACTCCATCACCAATTAAAGTAAGCATATTTGCATCTGCCTCAAACAACGGCTCCCATTTAGGAACAGTATCAATAAATCGACCACGTGCATATTTAAAATCATCTCTTAAACAACAAGCAACGTAAGCAACGTTAAGTAATCCACTACCTAAAGAGCGTTGTGCTTTTCTTCCAGCAAGCCTTAAATTCTCATGACTTGCTTTAATAGCCTCAACTGATGATGGATTATCAGAAACGAAACCTAAATCATCAAGTGTCAGTCCTGTTTCTCCAGCAAATAAAGCTGCAGCAGTTCTTAGTTGCTCTGTAAATGGTGACATAGAAGGAGTAGTGAATTGACCTACGTTTGGTTTATCTCCATTCTCATTGACAGAAACTTGTAACATACTAGATATTGTCGCTTTCCATGTTTCTAGAGGTTCAGCATCTGCATCCATTCCTAAAATATATTTCTGAGGGAATGAATAGAATTCTGCTGTAATGTCAGCACGTTCTAATGTCCTTTTAGCTAGTTTTTGATAATACATTCCAGAACGTGTTATCCTTGATCTACCAAACGGCCTTACGCTGTCAGGAGCGTGTATAACGGGTACTAACAATGGGATACCTGCTGTATTCTTAATTATAGTTTCATTCTTATTTTTTGAATCGATAATTACAGTTTCATTTTCTGTGAAATAAGCTTCCAGTAATGGTCTGCTGTTTTCATCTTTTTTTAAAATTGCATATCCTTCTGTAAGAAGTCCTGTAATTGGATCTAATATTCCAGTCGCATTACTAGCCTCAATAACTTGTAATCTAGGTATGTTTTCTCCAACTTTTGAAATATACACAAAACTGCATGATGCAATTAAACTCGATAGTATTACACTATCAAAAAAGATATCTGGATTATTTTGTTTAAATATGCTATTTACATTAAAATCATCATTTTCAAACTCACGAAATACTAATCTATCTGCAAGGCTGTCTACAGCCTTTGTACACCAACCTAGAACAGACCTATATTGATTTCTAAGTTGAGGTGGAATCGTTATTCCAAATTGTTCATCATTAAATTTCATAGCGTATTGCTTATATCTCAAATCTACACGAGAATTAGTCAATGCTAACTTTTTTCGTAAGTAGTTCAATCCTTTATATTCCAATGTTTTCGCTCCTTTCTGTAGGTTAAAATTTTCGCGCGAGAAAAAATGTACAGTGACGGCGTGAAGGTCAGCCGAAACCTTGGGGAGGGTCTAACCCCCCTATAAAATTTAAAAATTGTTATTTTCACCTTAAAATCTTCATTTTTTTTGAAAAATTAGAGATTTTACTGATTTTTTGTGATTTTTAGCGTTTTTTAGCGTTTTTTTCCAATTTAAGCCTTATATTTCGCCCAATCCATCAATTGTGGTAAATTTCTGTTACCTATCACATCTTCTTTGGCTTCTTTTCCCATATTAAATAGTTTATCTGACTTCTGTCGATTGCAGAAGAAGTGTGCTAACTGTAGATTATTTATATCTGACGGATGCCCACCTTTTTTTACAGGCACTATATGGTCAATCACAGGGCTTAAGGGATTGGGGAACTTTAGCTTTTTGTCCACTGGTTTACCACAAATCCCACAACATTGCTGTGTCTTTAATATCCGTTTTTTATTCTTCTCAAATGCGGAACGGTGCACCCCGGTCTTATCTGCTCTCACGGTATTTTTCCTTTCTACCCCCTTGGGTATTATTTTTATGTAGGGGGGTATAAAAAAAAGACAATCTCTCGACTGTCTTTAAAAAATATGATTTGAATTTAGGTAAGGTATTAACTATTTTATTGTTTGTGTTCTTGTTTCGTAAATTAAAAATATGTTGGAGACATCTTATGAAAAATTTATCTTACCTAAAATTCTACATTACCATTATACCATTTCTAAATATACTTGTGCATACTTATTCATACTTGTGCATACTTTTTTATACTTCTCCATACTTTTTGTATAAATTTATTATATAAATCTTTTCTAAAGCCTCAGAATGCTTATTTGTCCTTGTGCTTCGTGAAATATTCATAATGTGTTCAACCTTATCCCATTCTAAACATTCAACATATCTTAATTGTAATAATAGCCTTAACTCTATATTTTTTATTTGATCTATGCTTTTCATTACTTCTAATTTAAGATTTAAATATTCTAAATTCTTGTCAATGATATATCTCTTATGTTCATCAGTCTTATCAATCAGACTTTCCCAACTGTTCTGATTGCCACCTTTTATTTGTTCTTTCGCATAGTCTATTGCTTTAACACAAGATTTTTTGTGTTCATCTGCTTCCAAACAACGTTGTCTAGAATCAATCATTAATTGGATATAATTAATATTTTTTAAATAATTTATCTTTTTAAATGCTGTTTTTTCTTGTTTATCCATTCTCGCCAACCTTTCTAAGTGCCACCTCTCCACTTGAAGCCTCTATTAATGTGTGCGTGCCACAATCCTCACATCTGACACAATACACGTTCTTTTCAATCGGACAATATTCCAACCTACCGCAACACTTGTGACAATAACTGAATGTATTATCCGATTTTCTGTATTTGTATCGTTTGAGTTTGTTGTAATCAATAATCATACTTCTACCCCTAACTCTTTTAGTTCTTCAATCATATTACTTTTAATCTTTTGCAACGCATTTATTATTTCGTGTTCTTGGCCTTTTTTTATGCCAAGGAGAAACGCCCCATTTCCTATCTCAATAGATTTTGAATTATCGTACTTATCAATAAAATCATCTATCCCATTAATATAAGTATTTAATTTAACAACTTTTCCTAAATCTTCAATCTTCATCTAACAAAACACCTCCACAATCTCACCTCCAAACTCATCAATGCACGCTTGGGTTATTTCTTTTGATTTGAAGTAAGGTAATTTAAGGAATGCATCACAATGTTTGTTAGTAACCACATAAATAAATTCATCTTCATAATGGTAACCCATGTAATGTTTACCTTCATTCTCATTACTCCAATCAGGCTTCCAATCTCCTTGCTGTTCTTTCGCCCAGCATTTAATTTTCTTAATTAAAGTCTGCTCTCGTTTGAATTGTTCTGCTTCTTCCAACGTGTCGAAATATAGACCCATGTCGTATAAACGTTTATCACAAGAATCTGTAATGTCAAAAGTTCTCTCTTTAAACCCTCCTAAGTAATCATCAATATAAAACACGATTTTATTATGTCTTGGATAACTTATTTCATAAGGTTTCTTTTCCGTTACTTCTGTTACTTCTTCTGTTTGTTCCTCTGAATTAATGATGTTATTGTATATTTCTAATATTTTGTTGTACGTCTTTTCTCTAGGTATATTTCCGTCTTTCCAACCTTTGACTGTTTGCGGTGTAACTTTTAAATTAAGTGCCAATAACGTATCGTTTAAATTGTAATATTTCTTAATCTCTTCAATCATTTCTTGTAATGGTATTATTTTACTCATTATTATTCTCCTTTTACTTCTTTTGAAACAGAGGAATAATCCCCTTCGTGTGTTTTAAATTCTACCGTACAAATCGTATCGTTGTGCCTCCCACCATGTGGGACTAGCAGTATTCTTTCAATTTCAAATCCGTACTTCTTACCTATTCCTCCGCTATTCCAACCGAATGTGATTACTTTACCACCCATTTTTACAATTCGTGAAATTTCCTTTTTATGATTGCTCCAAAAAGATGCTCTTGTTGTTTCATTGGTTACGTTATAACCAAAATGTTTATAAACTTCGCTAACCTGTCTTGGTGAGTATGGAGCGTCGTACAATACTCCGTCCACGCTATTATCATCAAACATTTTTAAAAAATCTAATGCGTCCATGTGATAATTTGTATCGTACTCAGGATTTAAGTCGTTTGTAATACTTGCTAATTTACTTTTGTTTGCGAATGGGTCAATCCATATTTTAGAGATGTCAACTTCATTGGTTAATAACTCTTTTATTGGTTTTATCCCAAAAGTATTTTTGTTTGGTGCAGCAAAAATTCTTTCAATCTTTATATCATCAGTATTGTTTATTTTTTTATTGCCCATGTTTACCTCCTAAAATATCCCCGCAGCAAAATCAACTTTCATATATTTGAAATCCTCTATCTCGCTAATCTTAATTGGTTCACCTACTACCTTAAACATTGTTTCTTTGCTTAGATTATCTCTTCTTTTAATGCATATCATTAATTTTTGAACAGTAATTTTGTCCGTTACAAATTCCAACTTATCTCCGCTTTTCATTTTAATTAGTAGTTTGTATTTATCGTCCATGTTTACCTCCTATTTTCATACTTTCTTTGCTATAAAATATCCACAAAAAACATTCTCTCCATGCACTTCTTGAATGTACCAATCTATGTCAACCTTACCATTTATTCTGATTAATTGTTCTATAAAGTTACGCTGTTCTTTACTGTAAAAAGTTAAATTTTCTTGACGATATAATTTCT